CAAACACATGGTTATGAGAGCAGAAGTGAATCATCCATTAATAACTCCAAAAGAAACTAAAAAATGGCTACGCGATTTGGTAAAGAAGATAGACATGAAGATCTTAGGTGGTCCATATTCATCTTATGTGACCAAAGAAGGTAATCGTGGTGTAACTGGAATGGTGATGATTGAAACATCACATATAGCAATACACATTTGGGATGAAGAAAGACCCGCCTTAGTACAATGTGATGTTTATTCTTGTGCAGATTTTGGACATGTTGAAGTTATACAATCATTGGGGCCGATGGATCCCGTTAAAATTAATTATTTACTACTTGACAGAGAAGAAAATATGAAGTGGAGTGGTTCATGGCAATGGTGATATGATGGATGATAAAATGAGAGCTGAATTACGTGAAGCAATGAACATTCAGTTTCGTTATAAACTTTACAGAGATCCTGTGTTTCCCTTCCTACCATCTCTAGGTGTAGATCACATTATACAAGGATTCGAAAATAAAGAGGAAGACGAATTTGTTGGAGTACTTCACCTATGGTATGAAAACACTTCTGGAGAACCATCTTACCACACTAAAGATAAACATTTTGTAGCAGGGATTTGGAAACATGAATGGTATGATCAACCGATAGATGCATACCATTTAGCAAGATACATACAATACAAAAGACCTTATGATGAAGATAAAATAGTACAAGTTATATTAAAACATGCACAAAAGGTGGCCGCAAAAAAGGTAGAGAAAATAATCAAAGAGAATATAGAAGAAGAAATTGATGATGAACTCTTGAATTAATAAACACTTGACAAAACCCCCCTAATATAGTATAATAGTAATAAATAATCCTGAAACATCAACTTCAAAGATAAGGATGATTTTGGGAAACGATAGTACGACTAAATGGTTTATATTTTTGTCAGCAATAGCTGCTGGCTTAATTTTTGGTCAAGTATTGGCCGTTTATACATTATGAGGAAAATATGGCAAGTATAACAGAGATCCGAGCAATGGGATCGATATTAGAAAGAAAGAGTAGAGGTAGAATTTGGAATAATGATGCTTCCTCTAGTCAACAGAAGAAAAAGAAACACAAGAAGTCAAAAGAACATTATCGCAAGGATTGGGATAAAGATCTTTGGGATTGATATCTCAGAAAGGGGGGTTTTTTGAGAGGAAAACTTTTCGGACATTGGATGCAGATGGAATGGATCGCTTTAATGTGTTTCTTCTATTTGTTGGCTTATTTAATATTTTGGTAATCTTTTTATTTTCAATTACCTTACTTCTTTTAATTTGACCGGTGTTACACCCGTATTTATACAATTGCGTTTTTAAGAATGAAGTATCTAATTATATTAACATTAGTAATTACTGGATGTGTAGGATATTTTAAACTGCCTGATGACTGGGAGTGGAGTGATCCTTTAAGACAAAATGTTAAATGTGGTAAAGATGAACATTGTTTAGATTTGACAGAGAGAATGGGCGGATTTGAAGGAACAATCTTCAAGGAATTAGAGCCTATAAAGGGATGGAGACAAATAGGATGTATTCACTCTAAGCAATTAGATCCTACAACAGTAATTGAACAAATGTACTGTGAGTATTGTAATAAGGAAGATCATCAAATGTGGATGATATATGATTATGGAGATGAAACGTGGACTATGAGTGATCAAGAATGGCTTAATATATGTGGAACTCCACATCCAGCATTTAACAAAGAAATTAATAGATGATTGAAGCTATAGTATGGTTTCTACCATGGCTTACAGAAGCATGGTTGTGGGAGAACTCAGTAAAAATTGCAATAGTAGGTACATTAATATTTCTGAAACCTCGTAACTGGTGTGTTGATTATGATTCACAAGGTTACGATACTTTATTTTATTGTTTGTAATATGAATATTATTATAGTAGGTGGTGGTACTGCAGGATGGATGACAGCAACCACACTATTAAGTGAATTTCCTAACAAAAAAATTACACTTGTAGAATCCCCAAATATTTCTAATATAGGTGTGGGAGAAAGTACTGTTGCGGGTGGTCAAAGTGGTTTTCAAGGTATTGCTAATTGGTTAAATTTGGTAGGAATTAATGATCTTGATTTTATGCCACATTGTGATTCTATCTACAAATTAAGTATAGCATTTAAAGATTGGTATCGTAAAGATTCGGGGACATTTCATTATCCTTTTGGTCAGCCAAGATTTCTACCTAATATTGGATTGGATGATTGGTATTTTAAAAAAATATTTTTCCCCCAAGCTTCCCCCACAAGTGATTATGCAAATAATTTTTTCCCAGGCATGGTACTTGTAAATCAAAACAAATCCCTCTTTACTGATAGTTTCAATTCTAATTCTGATCATTCAGAACTAAATGAAATAAACGATGAAGTTCAATTACATTCAAGATATTCTTATCAATTTGACGCCACTAAATTCGGTATATGGTTAAAAGACAATTACTGTAACAAATTCAGTAACTTTACACATATTCTAGGAGAAGTAGAAAAGGCTTCTTTGGATGATAATGGAATTAAATATCTAATATTAGATGATGGACGAAGACTTAAAGCAGATTTATTTATAGATTGTACTGGATTTAAATCTTTATTATTAAAAGAATTTGATGTTCCATTTATACACATTGATAATTATCTTACAAATAATTTGGCATGGGCCACAAAAATTCCCTATAAAGATCCTGAAACTCAAATTGTAAATTATACAAATTGTACAGCTATAGACAATGGATGGGTATGGGAAATACCTTTATGGTCTAGAATGGGGGCGGGTTATGTGTTTTCTGATGAATTCGTTACTAAAGGACACGCTTTATGTGAGTTTAAAGCAGAACTACAGAAAAAGGGATATGAAGATGTTGAAGAGTTAGATTATCACCTGATTCCAATGCGATGTGGCATTCATTCAAAATTATGGGTTAAAAATACATGTGCAATTGGTTTGTCTGCTGGGTTTATTGAACCATTACAATCTAATGGACTACATTGTACATATCAATTTCTATTTAACTTATGTCGTATATTAGAAAGAGATCATGTAAGTGAATGGGATAGAAAAGAATTTACTACCAAGTGTCATGATGACTATTATGGATTTGCGGCAACAGTAGTAACTAATTATGCCCTTTCCCATAGAGATGATTCTAAATATTGGAGAGAAATACAAAATAAAAAATGGCCAGAAGAACTTTTTTCTCCTAATTGTAATGATTTATCGGGAAAATTTCATCAGGCATATAGAGATAGACAATTTAATAATCAATTCAATTCATATAGTCCTGTTCATATACTAGCGGCTGGCATGAATTGGAATCCTACAGATGTACATTCAATAAAATATGGTGGTGGTAACTTAGATATTATGAAAAAAATAGCTTTTATTCATGCCATGAAACTTGAGGAAAGACAAAAAAATTGGAGAAATCAAATTAAAGATTTTCCAAGCCCTTATCAATATTTAAAGAAAAATATCCATGAAAGTTAAAATAATTAAATTATCAACTGGAGAAGAATTAGTATCTAGATGTGTAGAAAAAGAAGATGAAGTTATTTTAAATAAACCTATGACTTTACAAGCTGTCCAAACTAACCAAGCTAATCAAGTGGGAATGGCACTCATGCCTTGGCTGATGGCAGGAAAATGTGAAGAAGTGGTTATTAAAAAGAGTTTGATTATTGCAGTAGATGAACCCAAAGATCAAGCTGAAAAGAATTACTTATCAAATGTGACAGGATTATCATTATAGATGAAAATTTTAATAATGGGAATGCCCGAAACAGGGAAGAGTACATTAGCAAACCAGATATGTCTTGAACTAAAAGCAAAACTTCTCAATGCAGATCAAATAAGAGAAAAATTTGACGATTGGGATTTTACTGAAAGGGGTAGAATAAGACAAGCATATCGTATGAGAGATTTAGCAATCTTCTGTGATACAAAAGATGGTTATGTTGTATGTGATTTTATTTGTCCAACTCCTGAGACAAGGAAGATTTTCAATGCC